TATATCAATTACCATACTTTAACAGGTTTACTCTGGAAGACTATACAGGTTTACCAAGGGATGACTTGAGATTGTTATTGAAATTCTTAACTAATAATCATCTTGTAGAACGTGTGAGAAGTGACTACAGAAGAATGCCTATCGGAACAGAGTTCCTGGAGCATTGCATAGAGAAGCCGTTCACACCTGATGAAATAGACAGGGCTAGAAAAAATTATTACTCAGCAGCTGAATATTAAAGGAGGAATAAATAATGGATGTATTAAAATATCTTACTAATTGTAACATTTTATCTACAGTATCTCAAGAAGAGGACGAGAAAGAATGGTTAGCCAATAGGACCAAAGGCATTGGTGGTTCTGATGTCGGCGCTATATGTGGAGTCAATAAGTACTCAAGTGCTAGATTGGTTTACCTTAAGAAGACTGGACAGTATCAAGATAGCGAAGACGAATTTAGTGATGCTGCGTTAGAGAGAATGCACTTTGGCCGTCTGTTAGAGCCTATTGTAGCTAATGAATATGTTAGGAGAACTGGTAACAAGGTTGTAGTATCCCCAGCGACGCTTACGCATAAGGATTATCCATGGGCGATTGCCAATGTTGACAGATTTATAGTAGATGACAAGGGTGTTCCATATGGTATATTAGAATGTAAGACAGCTAGTGAGTATATGGATGAAGCTTGGTCAGAGGGTGATGTTCCTTTAAGCTATCTATACCAATTAAACTGGTATCTATGGGTCACAGGTTTAGAATACGGTGTTATAGCGTGCTTAGTCGGAGGTAACAAGTTTTATTATTATGAAGTATGGAGGAACGATGAATTATTGAGAGACGAGATACTCCCAAAGGTTGACAGGTTCTGGAACTACCATGTTAAGAACTTGATTGAGCCTGAGTTAACTGGGACAGATGTGGATTCCGAGTATGTGGCTAATGAAAACTCAGAAGTAATTAAAGGCTCTGAAATAGTTTTAGAGGATGAAACAATGAATGAGCTAGCCGCTACAGTTAAAGAATGCAGAGCAAAGATTAAAGAATTAGAAGCAACTGAGAAAGAAGCAGCTAATAGATTGAAAGACGCACTTAAGAATAATGAAATAGGATATACTAAAGACTATATAATCAAATGGTCACCTAGAAGTCAAAGTAGAATAGATTCTACAAAATTAAAAGAGAAGTATCCAGAGGTTTACGCAGACTGTGTCAAACAGATAAACTTTAGAGTGTTTACAGTAAAATAAAAAAGAGGGGATATTATATGCTAGACAGAATGTTACAGAAACAAGAGGAACTACAGGAACGCTTAGGATATGACTTCCGCAGCATGACACAAGAAGAGATTACTGCATATATAAAAGAATTCAGTATCCATCTGACACAGGAGCTGCATGAAATGTTGTACGTTTTGCCATATTTCAAACCATGGAAGAATTATAGCGCAATGACTGTAGAGGAATACGAGACTAATATGGAAGAGGCAAGAAGAGAATTTATAGATATGTTCCATTTTATGCTCAACATAGCATTGGCATTAAATATGTCAGGCAAAGATATATACGATATGTACATGGAAAAGAACAAAGAAAATCATAAGCGACAAGATGAAGGCTACACACATGATAAAAGTTACAGATAGGAGGTACCGCACATGGCACAATTAAGAATTATTGCCGGAGGCGGAGCTAAGGGCTTCGTCCCCGGCTGTACAGTGACGATGAATGATAGTATCGACAGATTTACAGACTTTGTAACTGTAGGATGGGATTACAATAAAGACATCGCAGTTATAGTTCAGAACGCAGATACTATTACATTAGGTTTTGCATATCTAATGATTGCAAAGGCTTTTAAGGATAGCTATGATTCTCTAACAGATGAGGAAAAGTTAATAGTGGACGATTCTTTGCCTAGAACTTAATAAAAGGGGGAAATTAATATGAAAAATATTCAGGTATCAGTAATTAATGAGGCACATTCATGTCCTGGCGGCATGATGATGTTTCTGGCTAAGCTAACGCAGAGAGGGCATCAGATTAAAAATATGGATGATTTAAAACAACTGTATGAAGATTCTATGGGGCAACACAAAGCAGCTAGACGTGTAGTCAAGTTGCCGCATGGAACTATAAAGAGATTTGCCCCAATAACCGTAGCAGTTGTAGGCGCGTCAAGAAGGTTCCTCGCGCAGGCTAGAACACATCATGTAGGCATTGATTTCGTATCAGCATCGCTACAATACTCAGACTATAGTGAAGATGCACAATTTGTTGTACCTTATGAGCTAATTGAATTAGGTTCATCTTATGAACAAGCGTATCTTGATTCCTGCGCCGCGTCTATGAAGCAATATAAGGCATTTGTAGATGCTGGTATAAGTAACGATACAGCAGGTTACATGGCGCCGCAGGGTTTAAGAAATATCCTGATAATTCAAGGTAATCATGACGCATGGTTGAATTTCATAAGACTTAGAGCGTGTCACAGAAATACAAAGGAAACACAGTATGTAACACTTAGGATATGGGAGGCTTTGCTAAAAACAGCAGATGGTGAAGAGATGTTCGCATGGGCAGGTCCTGATTGTATACATGGCAAATGTAGAGAGGGTAAGATGAGTTGCGGCGAACCTATATTCAATGAAAGTCCAACATCTATTATTAACGAGTACTTCCCACTTATAGCTAGAGGTGATGACTAATGATGATTATAATTGTAGGACCCGATTGCTCCGGAAAGTCTACATTAGCTAAACAGTTATCAGCACAGACAGGTTATCCTATACAACATAGAAGTAAACCTAAGGACCAGGCGGAGAAAGACGCTATGATGGCAATGTACAGAGACTTAGCAGTAACTGGCGCCGATGTAATACTAGACAGGGCTTGGTACTGTGAAATGGTGTACGGAGATATTATGAGAGACAAATCATATATAAGTATGGGCCAGATGTATGAGCTGGAGGACCTGGTATCCAATAACGGCGGCGGTATTGTAATTCACTGCACCGATGAAACTAATAAGTTATGGGACAGATGCATGGAACGCGGTGAGGAGTATATACAAGATTATGAAACACTAGCAGCTATTAAGCATATGTATGAGCGGCTTATGCATTCTGTGCCTCATACATTACCCGTAGTCAGGTATACCATCAATGAGAACCTGTCCTAAGTGTGGTTGGAAGTACCCTAGCACTTATGTCAACACTAAATGTAAGTTTTGCGGTACTACATTTGATGTTCAGATATGCGGTACCTGTAAAAAGTTAGTCCCTACCTACAAGTTTTATAGGCGTAGCGATGGAAGACTAACGCGGCGATGCCCAGACTGTAACCGCAAGAGTGCAAGAGATTGGGATAATGCTAATAAAGAAAGAAGACTTGCTAGGGTATATAGGTTCTATGACAAACGCCTCATCGCTGCTGAGAAAGAAATGTATGATTGGATGGAAAAACTACAGAAGCTCCCTTTTAAGGTTATGAACGAGGAGGAATGGTTAGAGACCTGTAGATACTTTGGAGGATGCGCTATATGTGGCAATGAATATATAGAGACTCGACACTTCTTTATACCATTCGAAGAGGGTGGCCGGTACGCTGTATGGAATATGATACCTTTATGTGGTTCGTGCGCTGCTGGGCTACCGAAGTCTATCGGTAATCCTTTTAAGTGGTTTGACAAATATTTCGGCAATGCAGAAGCGCTGGGATTAAATGAAGAACGTAAGAATAAACTAGTAAGTTACCTATACAACAAAATGAAGGAGGGTAAATGATGGAAGAAAGATACACTATTGATGACTTCAAGGAAACAAAATGCTGTTTAACGTGCCGAAATTGGAATGTTGACAATACACTACAAGGTCGTTATATGTATAACACATGCCGTTATATGTACGAAAATTTCAAATGCGCTGCAATGTTTCCAGCTACTTGGCAGTGCAAATATTACAATGGCCCATATACAACGGATTGCCCGTTTGGAGAACAGGAGTATAAGGAGGCCAGCGAATGAGGCAAATAAGAGCACAAGTATTTATGAATTTCACAAAGGAGTTATCTACACTATCAAAGTGTGAGGAGCGTCAGGTCGCTGCAATAATAACAGATAGCGAGTTGATGCAAATATATAGCATAGGAATTAACGGAGGTCCTAAAGGACTACAGGATTGTTTGTGCAGGATAGATGGCAAGTATGGATGTCTTCATGCGGAAGTTAATGCGCTAAACAAGTGCTTATCAGATGCACAAGATAAAGTTATGTTTGTAACATTAGCGCCTTGTAAACAATGCGCCACAGCTATCATAAATGCTCCCGGCGGTTTCAGTAGGGTATACTACCATGAGGACTGGAAAGAGGACACTGGCATCAAGTTATTGAAGGCAGCAGGCATACAAGTAATAAAATTGTAGTTTACTTTGAATTTCAACTATAATATAATATAATAAGGGGCTTTTTAAGGCCCCTTTGAAAAACTAGAAATTTTACGGACTTGTAAAGTTGTTTATTACGGGTTCGTGATAAAGGGGTTAAGGTTAAACTATTAATATACTATCACGTACATGTAAAAATCAATATAGACTTGTAACAAGTATTTTTAATCGTTTTTAATATATAAAAAGGAGGGTATATTATGGCAAGTATCAATATAGTGATACACGAGCATGAGAAACAGGCAGTGTTAAAGGTCTTGAGGAAAAAACAAGGTGTAACTATATCAGTGGCTAAGATTGGTGAGCTGGCTAAGATAAACCCTAATAGAACACGTTTCATCATCGAGGACCTGATTGAAGAAGGCAGGTTGAAGAGAATACCTACAAAGAAGTTTAATGATAGGTACATTAGATATAGTTATGAGGTTTTATAAAGAAAATATTGAGTAAAGGGGAAATGATTTGCAATGGCAGTTATTAAAAGCAAGCGTAGGTCAGTTATCAAAAAAGGAACTAATTTCTCGTACAACCCGGAGACGTTCACTAAAGAGCACTCTGTAGACTTTTTTCATGAGGCGAAATCAGCACAGGAAATAATAGATAATATAGTACCATTTGAAATAAATGGTAGAAAGTTTATAGTATTCGATACAGAGACCTATCCGACACCGTTGAAGAGCAATGAGATACCAAATGGAATGGTTAGAAGATGGGTAGGATCAGGTAAATCAGCTAAACCTCAAGACTTTCCATTCTGTATAAGTATTTGTGATGGAAAAAGAGCTTATACTCTATACGACACTTTGGACAATAATTACAATGAGTTTCGTAAACTGGCTGCAATATTCGAGGACCCCAGTATCGAGAAAATAGCTCATAACTGGAAGTTTGACGCTCATATGCTTGCTAACATAAATATGAAGATTGTAGGTAAAGTCCACGACACTGTAGTTCTAACAAAGCTAACGGATGAAAATAGATTCTCGTTCCAATTAAAAGATATTGTTAGAAAATATGAAGGCCACATAGTTAAATTCGAGTATATGCTGGACGCATACAAGAAGACTCACAAGATTGCAGACTATAAGATGTTCCCTAGAGAATTAATAAACAACTACGCTAATGCCGACGTTTGGAACTGTTACTTAGTATTCATAAATGAATTCCCACTATTAAAAAGAGATGGCTTGATGCCATTGTATGAAAATGAGATGGAGCTTATGATAGCTTTATATGCTGCAGAGAGGTATGGTATGAAAGTAGACCTAGATTACGAGAAACAACTCAAGGCAGAGCTACAGACGTTGACTGATAATGCAGAGGCAGCGATATATGAAGAAGCGGGTAAGATATTCAATGTTAACTCTTCAAAGCAATTATATGAAGTGCTGATGAGCCTTGGTGTTGACGATAGACTAATACCAAAAACCGATAAAGGTAACCCTCAGACTAACAAGTTTGTGTTAAGTGACCTGTCAGAGAAACATAATGTAACAATAGCTAGTAAGATATTGGAATACAGAAAATATGAAAAGCTTTTAACAACGTATGCAATAGGCATCTATGACCAACGTAGTGCAGAAGGTAGGGTCCATGGGAATATAAACCAGACAGAGGCTACTACTGGCCGAATGAGCATAACAAAGCCTGCTTTGCAAACGTTACCGAAGAAAGATACCAGCATCCGTAGAGCATTCATCCATTCGGATGGATATGAACTATGGATGATGGACTTGGATTATTCAAATGGTCCAAGTAAAACTTCCCTAATTGCTGGGAACCCTGCATAAGGGCAATCAGCAGCGAAGCCTACTTACTTAGTAGGAACGTTCAGAGACTATCGAAAGGGGCAAATGCCACCGAGTAGAGTAGCTACCGTACCATGTAGCGAAACGGGAAGCATTCGCGAGACAAATAGTGTTGGTTTCGCGAATGAAGATATAGTCCACCCCCTCAGCAATGAGGTTTCCATAGTCATGGTACATTAGG